AGTAAAATCTTTTTTAACCGATGGATTTCTTAAAACTTGTTGTGCTGCATTTGTATCAATTGAACCATCTTGTTCTACATATACTTTTGCAACACCACCAAACATAGTATCCATTGCTAATGCTCTAACTTCATAATCCTTTTTAGTTACTGCTCTATTTTGTGCACCAAACGTAGCAATTGCATTTTCTCTAATTTCTTCAATTGTTTCAAAACCTTTACCACCAGTCGCCGGCTCTATGTTTTCTACAACTAAAGAACGTCTAGCTTCATTATATACTGGAAAATTAATTTCGGTAAATGATAATATATCATCATTAAATGAAACTGCTTTTATTTTAGTTAAATCACCTTGTGGTACATTTGATTGAATACCACCACCTGCCAAATAATTAACTGTCAATGTTGTCTGTGCCGGTGCAATACCATATGTATTTGTTTTCAAAAAGTTAGAAGGGTCAAACGATTCACCCATTCTATTAATTGAATTGTTTAACCCCAATCCTACATTCTTTGTATTTGGAATTAACAATTCATCCGGTGTAGATTCATTTCCACTACCAAATCTTAATTCAATAGTTTGCTCATCTACTAAACGAGTTGTGAATCTTTTATTTGTTTGTTGTAACTTTAAAATATATTTTGGTGAATTAGCGGTTGCTAATAGTGGTTCGTTGTAAGCTTCGTTTGGTGATTTAATATACACCATTTCTTGTGCCAAATATGGAACTTCATAATATGTAGTATCATCACTATCTTTTACACTTTCTATCTTAATAAAATTAGTAGATGTAAGTCTAAAAGTTGGATTTGGTTTAAATTCACCAACATCAAACGTTTGTGTATATCTAGTTGCACTTATTGCTGATACTTTTTTTGTAATCAAATAAGTTATAGGATTGTTACTAGCATCAACTGTAAATACACTTACTTCTCTATTATTAGAATCTGCAAAATCTACAAAATCTGTTGTTAAAAATTCTACATTTTGATTAGAATTAGAACCCACCAGCATCCCCTCATTTATTTTTAATGCATAATCAAAATCAGGTTCATAGTTAACACTCGTACCATTACTTGACACATATTTAGATGGTAATGTTTGGTACAATGTTAACGTAACACTCGCAGGAGTAGAAATTTTTGGTTTATACCCTAAGTTTTGTGCTAATTGATAAATGTTATTTTTATTACTTGCTAAGTTAATAAATGATTCTTTTAATTGTGCATCGGTATAATATGAAAGAATATCTCCAACATATGCCGCTTGTTCAATGAACATCATACCAGGTGATGCTTCACTAAAATCATTATAAGTGTTACTATAATATGTTTTAGTAAATTCAATTAATGCTTGTCTTAGGGATGCAAAATCTCTATTAAGATATTTAATATCTTTTTTATTTGTTGCCCAACTTTTATCGATAGGTTTTAATGCCATTTTATATTACTATATTTAATTGTTCTAATATTTGTGAATTAGAATATTTCAAACTATATTTCAATTCTAAATCTATTCTATTTCTATCTTTCAATGTATTATCTACATCATACACTATACTTTCAACTGTAACATATGGCATCCAAGTATTGATTGCTTCGGTAATATTATCCTCTATAAACGAATCTAACGTTTGAGTAATTGGTTCAAATAAACATTTTCTTAAATCAGAACCAAAATTAGGTTGCATTACCCTTTCACCTTTTTGGGTTAATAGTAATGATTTAATATTAGATTTAATTTGGTCTTTAGTTGTATAAGACACTTCAAAGTATCCGTTGTTTCCTTTCCTTAACGGAAGTGTAACACCAACACTTTTATCTTGTTCATCTACTAAAAACTTTTTCTCTAATATTCTAGCCATTTATATTACCCTTTATTGAATTTTTTAACCAATTGAGAATAATCTCTCGTCATTGCTTTCATAACTGATTGTGCTGCTTCAGGATTTCTCCTAGCTGCCATAGCCATCTTATGTTCTAATGGAATACCACCTTCTTCTTGTCCTTGTAAATAAGAACCATATTCTGATTGAGTACCACCAAAAGATGCCTCAGGTTGTGAGTATTCTTTAAAGTTGTCTCCATATCCTAAATCAGCCGGTGATATCATAGGTCTTGTTGCTTGTGGTCTTTGTCCGTATTGGATTGTACCATAGCTACCATCATCTTTTGATTTAAATTCGTAACCTTCGTTCACTTGTTTTTTCGGTGTTTCAATTTGTTCATTTAACACCTCGTGAACAGCATTTCGTATTTCTTCTTTAAGAGTTTTTTTAATATCTTCTCTTAATACCTTTACTAATGCTTTAATTAATTGTGTTTGATCCATAAAATTGTGTTTTCTTTATATAAGTATTTATTTTTTATAATATCCCCAATATTCAAAATGCCAACATTCATCAACTGTTCCTGCGTTATCTGCTAATCTATATGGATTATACCAACCAAAACTAGGACCTGTTTTTGCTAAGTATTGGTATAACTTACTATTTTCTCTTACTCTCCTATTAATTGCAATTCCATTCTTCTCTGCTGCACCCACACCACCCGCTGCACGATATAGTTCACCGATATCAATGGCTAATGCTATACCATGTACCGAGTTACCGGCACTAGCAACGGCGGCACTTTTCTTTTTAGTTTTTTTATCAGCACTACCAGCTGCTAATTTATTTTGATATGCAAAATCTCTATATGCTGAGGTTATTGTGAAACCAAACCCATCTGATTTAGCTTGCGCCATCCATTTAATACACGCTGCAGCCGCTCCAGGTTCTAATACATAATACCCCTTATAACCACTACCACCTTCTGCTTTTTGAATTGGAACTAACTTTTCTTTTGGATAAAATCCATTATTATAAATACTAAATCCAGGTGCCGATGGTGGTGTACCGGATAATTTACCTAAATTTTTAAGAGGAGCCAATACATCTGTGGTAAATGGGGTTGTTGTTTGTTGACTTCTTTCCGGTATCCTTACTGGCTCTTGAATTGTTTCAGGTGTCGTAGATGTTGCCCTAATTGGTTCTGGTGCTTTATATAAAACTCTTTTTGGTGCTTCAAGTAATTCCGGATTTATTGCATCCGCTACTCTATTGAATCTAACCCTACCATTATTTTTTTGATGGTCCATAAATGCCTTTCCTTCTACTATTGGCGAATCATCTTCTAATGGTGGGTCAGGTAATATTTCTTCTACAACAACCGGTCTAGCTCTTTTAGTAGACCCCTCTATTTTATATCCAGTCCAAGTAGCGATTGCCGGCCCTATTGGTAATGGTGGAATGTATTGTGAAATTAATTCAGTTGTTCCACTAATTGTTGTTAAATGTATTGTAGCTGCTGAAATAAATGCACTTAAAAATGAATCAACTTCTTTTGTCGGTGGTGTAGGTGTTCCTACAAATTTTCCTGGATTTGTACAATAATTGTTTGTTACTTGTAAGTTTAAAATTGTACCTGGTGCTGGAATTAATGGTGTACTCATTTTTTGTAGAGTCGCCGTACTCCAATAGCCAATAACTGCCTGTCCTATTAAATTTAAATATGTACCATAAAATGCCGGCGTCTTTGCTGCTAATGCTATATTACCTGCATTAATTAAGGTTTGTTCCATTAATTCTGTATTACCTTTTAATACAGGATTTTTACCACTTAAATCCGTACCTCTCTTAATACACTCATCGTATTTTTTAGTAAAGAACTTAGCCCACTCATCGGATGTTTTCCAATTAGCTTCTTTCATTCTACTACCAACTTCATCTTTAAATTGAGACCAAGACATTAGATTAAATAATTCGTTTTAGATAATGCATTTTTTAATTCATTTCTGATATTATTAAAAGGTACTTTATCAATAGGGCCTGGGGCGGAAGGACCCGATGGAGTTGCAATTTTCATTTGATTTATAGCATCTATTAATCTACTCATTAAATCTACCATTACATTTCCTAATAACATAGGTTCTTCTGCTGCATCTTTTCCTGCAAATATTTTTCCATTTTCAACACCTATTATAATATTATTGTTACCACTTGCTGCAATTTGAATAGGACCATTTTGAACAATAAAGTTTAACCCCTTTTCAGCATCTATTGATACAATATCATCCGTAAAGATACTAATATTTTTCTTACTAAACAAAAAAGTCTCTGCAGTTTTTGCAGATATAATAACTCTACCACTATTAACTACAATTTGGTCTCCCTTTAATTCATCCGATGATGGATATTTACCAACTGCTTCTTTTTCAACTGCTATCGTTTCTTTAAATAAACTAATGTATTCACCCGAAGTAATTTGAATTGATGTTCCATCTTTATTTACATCTTCGGTTGTAGTAGCAAATACTTTATTATTTGTTTGTGATTCTGCATTCTCACCATTACGAATTAAAATAGCCGGATATTGTTTACCATCGGTTCTATCACTATGAATATATCCACTAAATCTAATTGAATTACCGGCCTTACCTTGTAGTAAAGTATCACCTTCATTTGGTTTTAATTGATGTAACCTAACATTTCTTTTATAATACTTACCGGCGAACCCTTTGTTTACTGTTGTTTGTGTAACGTTTGGTTCATTTGAATTTGCAATACCGGTTGCTTGTACTTCTTTAAAATTAGCTAAACCCGCCGTATTACTATTTGATTCAATTGTTTTTATGGTGTTAAGTAATACATCTAAATTTGTATTAAATCCAACTGAATTTTGGAAACTAATAGCTCTGTAAAAGGGTTTACCATTTATAACATCTATAAATACAATCTCACCTCTAACCGGTAGTGTAAAATTATATCTATCTAATGGAAACGCTACTTTTAAATCTTCATCCTTAGTTTCAGCTTGTTCAGGAGTTCTATATCTAATAGCACCATAATACAAACCATCTTTTTCAAAATAATCCGATACATTTTCTATCTCTTCAAATATCTTATCAGTTTCAGTTAATTTTTCAACTATATCATCCTGTTCAGTAAATACAAATGCTACGGAAGCAAGTTTAGTTTCTTGTCCACCCTTACCTGCTGAGGTTTGTACTGAACCGCCTGATTTACTGGATACATAATTACTTATTGCCATTATTTACCTATACTTTCTTTTAATGATTCAATTTCAAATTCTAAATCTTCAATCTTATCATCGGTATTACTTTCTATACTCCTAGCCGTAATCTCTATTTCATTTAATAATTGTTTCTTATCATCTTCACTTAACCATCCCTCATCCCCCACTTTTTTAGTGTTTGCCAATACTAACTTTTGTGCTATGTTTGCAATCTTAATTAGGTGGTCATCGTTAGTTATACTTGCTTCAATTAATTGAGTAATGATAGGACCGATTGTAATTACATCAGTCGGTTTTGTAACCAACTTTCGCATTTCTTCTATTAATGATGAGATGTTTTTCTTTTTGCTTTGTTGATTTTCGTAAATATCACCTAAGATATCACTAAATGTTTTTCCCTTAAATAAAGGAAAATTCATGTCTATATTTGCCATAAAGTCTTTTTTATAAATATTGTGTATTTGAAAACTTACTTACTAATCAAATAGTTACCCAATACTAAATAATCCATTTCACAATCGTAAAATGTTTTAATAGCTGTTTTTGGGTCTAATACCATTGTTTGACCTCTAAGATTGAATGAGGTATTAAGTAAGATAGGATAACCACTTTTCTTTTCAAATTTCTTAAGTAAACTAAAAATATATGGATTGAAAGTAGAACGAACTGTCTGAACTCTTGCTGTTTTATCGGCGTGAGTAATTGATGGTAAACCTGCAATAAAACTATCCTTAACTTTAAATACTTGATTCATATAAGGAACTTCTTGTCCTAACATCTCAAAGTATTTATTTGCATCATCGGCGGTAACCATTGGTGCAAAAGGTCTAAATCCTTCTCTCTTTTTAATTACTCTATTTACCTTTGGTTTAATATCTTTAATAGTTGGATTAGCTAAAATAGAACGATGTCCTAATGCTCTTTGTCCAAATTCACTACCATCTTGGAACCAACCTATAATTGCACCATCATTAATTAAATCTGCTACCTTTTCTATTAATGGATTATAATTTTCAAATCTTTTTACTTTTTCTTTTGGAACTAATTTAGCAATAGCTGTTATAAAATCAGCTGCTACATATGAAGGTCCTAAGAATGGATTTGAATTTTCTACTCTTTTTTGTGTAGGGTTAGATTGATAATACACAAATAATGCACATCCAATAGCACTACCCGCATCAGATGGTGCTGGTGGAACATATACGTTCTTATAAGGAGTTTGTAATGTTATCTTACCATTTGCTAATCCATTATATGCACACCCGCCACTCAAACATAAATTGTCTTGTGGGTAATGTGTATAAAAATTATTTAACATTTTGAAAAATAATCTTTCATAGTGTGCTTGTAATGAAAATGCAATATCCATATACACTTGCTCTAACTCACTTTCAGGTGTTCTCGGTGCTATATTAAATAACTCTGCCATTTTAGAAGTAAACATCCCTTTCTCTGAATAATGAAATGAAAAGTATCTTAAATCTAATTCTAAATTATTACCATTGAGTTTAGCAATCTTTTCAAATTGCTCTCTATATAAATCGTTTTGATTACCATATGCTACTAATCCCATTACTTTGTATTCACCACTATTCGGTTTGAATCCTAAGAATGCAGTAATACTTGCATATAATAATCCTAATGAATGTGGAAAGAACGTTCTCTCTAATGGTTGTATGTATCTACCCTTTAAACCTAATCCTAATATTGCTGTTTCGTTTTCACCAACACCGTCTACTGAAAATAGGTGTGCGTTTTCAAAGGGTGATGTATAGAATGAATATGCTAAATGTGATATGTGATGTTCTACATATTCTATTGAACCATTATATCCTAATTGTGTACGAATAATATCTTCAATGTTATTATTCTTTCTCCAAAATATAAGTTTCTTAGTTAAAAGGATTGTTTTAGGAAAATACTTAAACCATTGTTCTTTAAATCTTTCGTATTTTTTCTTAGGGTCTTCGTACCAAACAATTTTATCTATTTGGTTAATCTTTAATTTGTTTTGTTTTAGAATCCACTTAATTGAATTAATAGGAAATCTTTGGTCGTGCTTTTCACCTGTAAATCGTTCTTCTTCTTGTGCCGATACAACTTTGCCATCTACAATCAATGCGGCGGCTGAGTCGTGATAAAATGCTGATATCCCTAATATTCTCATTGCGTTATTGCTCTCTTCCAAAACGGGTCTTTTTTTTCTTGTGTAATATCACCCTCATCTAAAAATTGATAATACAACTTCATTTGAGTTTCTTTCATTTTAGAAACAACTTTAGTTATATAATGTGTTTTATAACCAGTCATTTCTCTAACCAATAAGTATAACGATTTTTTATTAAAATTCTCAATATATTCTGCTCTTCTAAACAATTCTAAAACCGCATCTGCAATTTGTATATCTCTTTTTTTAGAAAACTCTTTATTAAGATTTAAATCCCAAAATTGTAACATTCTATCATTAAATGTTTTGAATTCTTCATTATGTGCTGTTTGTTTAAAATCATTTTCTAAATCCCAAGTAACTGGCATTGCACTTAATTGTGAAGTTGCTTTAAATCTTTTGTAATTAGAATTGTTATTTAAGATAAGATAGTTACGGGCTGCGATTGTAAAATAACTAAATGCTTTACCTTTACCTTCTTCAAATTTATGTATCTTTTCTAATAAGAAAGAAACTACTTCATGTTTAATATCTTCTTTATCATCATCAAAATAAGTAAACCCCCAAGTGTTTAATACGTTTTCTGATAATTTATAAAATGAATAATGGATGTGTTCGGTGTATAATTTATTTCTCTCTCTATTATCATCCGATTTGTTGTATGCGATAATAGCTGCTTCAGTTTGTTCGGTGAAGTATCTGGTATCTTTTTTCTTTCTACCCATTATCGTTTCCGTTTAATATTTTTTGGTTATTGGCTATAAGATTCTTTAAGTCTTGAAATGTAGAACCAACCTCATCATCACTTTCAAATGCTCCGGTTGAATCAATTTCTTTCATAGCATTTAAAATTTGAATATAAGATTCTGTATTAGATGCAATTACATCTTCGTATCTTTCTAATTTATTTAAAAGATTGTATATTCCATAACCTGCTGCGGCTAAAAATATAGTTAAAATTATTATTAGTAGTTCCATATTATGCTACCTCCCATCCTTGTTCTAAGTAAGTTGATAAATTCTTTTTCTTAACTGATAATGTTTCGTTATCTTTTTTTAGGATAAATCTTTCGTTTCTACCCATTTTAGCAAATGTAGTTAATCGAACCGTTTCAGTATATTGTCTATCTCTAATTGTTAATCCATTCAAATGGTCAATTTCATGTTGAACACAAACTGATTCTAATAAATCTACATCACCAAATAATGCATTAATATCTTCGTGCTTTCTTTCCTTTGTAGAAAAATCTAATACATCAGGAAAGTTATCTGCTTTTACTTTAACGCCATAAGAACGAACTGTCTTAATTGGTTTTTTCATTGTTTTAGGTAAAGATAAACATCCTTCAAAATACATTATCTTTTCTTCACTTTCTTCTACGATTGTAGGATTAACTAATACTAAAGGTTGTTCTTTAACATTGATTACGCAAATTCTTTTATTTAATCCAATTTGATTTGCACTCATACCTAACCCTTGATGTTCGGTTACTGCGGTTAATAGGGCAGCTGTTGCTAAATCTTGTTCTTCTTTTGTAAATGTTGTAGTAGGAATTGGCTTTTTTAGAGCCGATGTGTCTGTTACTATTTTTATCATATGTAATTGTTTATTATTCAAATATACACTAAATAAGTATAGTTTCCAAATAATAATAAGATTTTATTAAAATAAATCCCAATCAATCATTACATCTTTAACAAATTTTTCCCAATAGTAATAAGTAGGATGTGCTGTATTAAAAAATGTACCATTTTTCATTTTTTCTTTTGCTCTACTAATTTTTAATTTGGTAGGTTTATCTTGTAATTGTTGTGGGGTCATTTCGGTATCTTCAAAGAAAAATGCAATGTATTCATCTTCTCCTTCTTTATATTCATTATTTTTAAATATCCATTCATGAATACCACCATATTGTACATTATCATCTTTATAAAACCAAAAATTATTTAAATCTAGCATTTTAAATAAATCATAAACATATTCATCTTTTTTAATGTAACCCAATGGTTCTTTTTTTGTTAATACTTTATCTATGAAATATGATTTAAAATACGTTTCTTCATTTGTTTTATCTAATTCAAAATAATTCATATCAGGTAATGAAAGTACATCAAAATCAAAAAATATTTTATATTGTATATTGTTTGTTTTACAAAAACTTTGTAATAATAATAAATGTGTAATTGATTTAATTTCTGCTTCTTCAAATGAAAATAAATGTTCCGAATATGCTTTTGCAACTTTAAATGCGTTATCATCTGAATACGCTTCTTTTGAAACATTTTGTACGCCACCAAATAATAAAAAACCAGATTGGTCATTTGTAAATAAATAATGATTATTAATAGGATTAACTAAATCATCTTTTATATTTTTAATTTTTCTCATTTTATCTGAAAAATAAAACGATTGTCTATAAAACTCCGGACAATTAAAAATTATTGAGAAATTATTATTTCCATCATTCAATAATTTAGTTGCCAATGATATTGTTGATAATACCGCTGCCTGAACTGTATTACTTGCTACACCTAAATTGTAAACCTTATTACCAAAATTTCTATGTATTGCTTCGGGATATGAACCTATATTGGCATCAGGATGCGTTCCGATAGGACAATATGCATCTTTAAATCTTTCTTTTTCAGGTCTGCGAAATGATGTGTTTGAACCACCAACACAAATTATATCTTTCATATATTATAATGCAAACGATTCACCACACCCACAAGTACGAGATGCGTTGGGATTTATAAACTGAAACCCTTTACCATTTAAACCATCGGAAAATTCTAATTCGGTTCCGTAAAGATATAGTAGTGATTTCATGTCTATTAGTATTTGTACTCCCTTATCTTCTGCTAAAGTATCACCCGCTTGTTGTTCGGTATCAAATGAAAGGTCATATGATAATCCACTACACCCACCACCTTTAACTGCTACTCTAACGAATGGAGTTTTGAACCCACTTTCTTCTATGAGTGAGTTTAATTTTTTTGCTGCACCTTCTGATACTGTTACCATACTAATAATTATAAAAAATTTCTTTATCTCTATTTAATGCGAAATCTAACATACGTTCTCGTTTAACCAATTCTAATAATCCTAATTCGTTTATATGCTCATATGTATTTTCTTCTCCTCTATGTATAAACGTTCTATTAATATGTCTAGCAACAAATTTAGCGTATAGTTCTTTATATACTTCTATATATATGTTCTGTCCACAAATACTCCAACTATCATCAAATAAGTGAGAACCGGGCCATGCGGCTTCAGATGTGTATAATAAAGTTTTATCTAATGTATCAAAGATCAAATCATGATGAAAAAACATATCAAATCGTAATCTTACTACAAAATCATATTTAACATTATTTTCTTTAATGTAATTTTTTAATAATTCACATCCATTTTGTATTGAATACCACATTGGATATAATGTAAACGATTTAGGACAGAATCCACTCTTTCCATTATACAAATTAGAAAAATCTTTTGGTTGTTCTAATTTTACTTCTTTAAACTTATATAATTCTAATGCTTCTTTGTATTCATGCGATTCCCACATATGCGCAAATAAATCAATTTCAACATTTGGATTATCTAACAATCTTTGTTTAATAGATTTAAAACTATCAACTACATCTCTTGGTTGACCATAAAATACTACTGCAATTTTCATTCATATCTTTTTATATAATCTGAACAAATGCCTTTACACAATAAAACATTATCATTTTCTAATTCCGGCATACAAGCTATACTTCCCTTAATTGGTTGTTTGCCTGGATATGCCCAAACATAATTTTTAGATGTAAGAGTCACAGTATCAGTTTCATGCCAAAAGTAATGAATTGCATATTTTTTCATTTCAAATAATGCATCTAAACTTTTAGCATGACACCATAACTTCTCATTCATCAAAAACTTATAATCAGTTTCGTATAATGGTTCATCATGTCCTAAGATAAACTTACCATCAACAAACCATACATCAACTTCAACATCGTAACCTAAGTTCAATGCTTCATTAATATAATCAGGATGATTTTCCAAGTGTGGCTTTTTACCATCTATGTTTCCTCTGTGAGATATTAGGATTTGCTTCCCCATTTTTCTATTGCTTTTTTATATTCTCTATCATATGTTTTGTCAATACTTTGTTTCATAGCTTTTGCGCCGGCTAATGTTCCATCTGGATGTCCATGTATTGCCCCACCAACATTTGCCATATAATCTATACCAACCTTTTCAGTAACCCACTCAGTAAGACCTGGATGGAATCCACAACTCAATGCCGGCATAACTCCGTATTTATGCAATTCTTTAATTGAATCAACCACTTCACTTTCTGGCCATTTATAATATCCACCAATCATTCCCGCGTGAATAAAATCAACACCCATCATACCTGCTAACTTACAAATTACTGTCCAATCAATATAATATGCGTGATTTCTATTTGTTAAGATTTTATCACCACTTTTTTGGAAGTGTACAAATATTGGTAAATCTAATTCCCTTACTGCTTTATAAACACCCAATCCACACCAAAAATTAATATGAACACCATTACCACCCAATTCATAAACTCTCTTTACTCTATCTAATATATGTGGATAATCCGAATGAATAGATACACAATAAACTACATTCTTATCTTTTAAATATTCTGCAATTAATGGTACTCTTTCTTCAATTGTACAAAACGCCGGATTACTCATAATCTCATCTTCTTTGATAAAATTAACTCCACCTTCTACTAATTCTTTAACCATTTCTAATAATGTTTGTGGAGTGATACCAATTTTAGGTTTCACAATTGCACCAAACAATGGTTTATCAAATGTTTTAGTATATTCTCTAATTCCTTTAATACCAAACTTAGGTCCTAAAAATAGGTCCTCAATGTGTTGTGGAAACCAAATATCTTTAACAGCACATTTAGTGATGTTATCAATATCCATTTGTCCACCCATAATGTTTACCAATAAGTGTGAAATACCATCGGTTTTAAAATCAATGTTTATTACTGGAAATGCAATCTTAACTAATCCATTATTAATGGATTTAAGTTCTTCTTCATCAGCTAATACCAAACAACTATTATTTTCAAATAGTTCATCACTTTCCCATTGGTTTCTAACGTTTGGATTTCCTACACTTTGTCCAATAGCTAAATTCCATGCTGCATCTCTTAAATTTGTTTCCGATGCTAAATCATATGTTACGATAAAATATTTATTCGTATCTACTGATTTTCTAAAAATGTTTACCATATTATATTGTAAATTTATCTCCGGGTTTAGATGGAGTTTTTATTATTAAAACCGTACAATCTTCTAAGAATATTGGGTCGGCAATTTCAAATGGATGTAGGATGAATATATCACCTTTGTTTAATTGTTTATTTTGAATAATCATTTTACCATCAACTAAATAATTAATCTCAGTACCCTCTTTATGATAGTGAGTGTCCCATTGCTCACCTTTAGTATGTTGTTTATAACATACTTCAAATTCTTCTGTTTTAAATGCGGTAGGTTCAAAGTTTCCAATAAACCAACCACCCTTCATATCTTTCATTTTAAGAATGTCCATATAATTCTTTATATTTGTTTAAATCCTCCGGTGTTCCAATCGGAAAATGTAAGTTATAAAAATAAGGTAATATTTTTTTACCATTCTTTACTAAGTAGTTATAAGTAGGTGCAATATAAAATTCATTATTATATCGTTCACCCATTAATATCATTTCTTTTGCAGAAGATACGAAATCTTTTCCATTATTCCAAAAATGTAACCCATTAGTTGCAGTATTACTAATAACTATCTTTTCTTTAATTTCAGTAACTTCACCCTGTGGGTCTAACTTCATATATGAATTTTTCTTTGATGTAGAAATGAATGCACCCAATATTCCATCTGCATCATTTACTTTAGAAAATTCTAATAATTTATTAACATCAAAATCATGTATTATTTGGTCACAATTTACAATAATCAATGGATTATCATCAATATATTGTTCTGCCAATAATGCCGTACATGCTGGTCCTTCGGTTAATGCATCTACTTCAATAATAACACAATTAGGACTTATTGCATTTAAAAAGGTTTGTAAATTTCCACCAACAGAATGTTCTTTCTGAATTATAAAAATGTGTTTACCATCTATATTTAGATTTTCTACAACTGCTTGTACCATTGGTTTTCCTTTAACTGGAATAAATGGTTTTGGAATTGTATACCCTACATCTACGAATCGTTTACCGGCCCCTGCCATTGGTATTATAACATTTATCATAATTAAAATAAATTATAGTAACTTTTTAACATTAAATCATTCTCTTTAATAAGACCTAATTCAGGTTGTTCAGATGTTGCGCCAATCTCACCTTCAATTTTAAATCCTGTTATTTTATAGTTTTGTTTTTTTCTATTTCTACATTTTACAAAAATCCAATCATCACCACCCCAAATTTTCATTTCGTTTGGTATTGGTGTGTAGTTCTGTTTGTGTATGAACATTGCACATCCAAATCCTCCGTTTCTATGTGTAATTGGTTCTAATCCTAATTCAGTATGTGGATTTGTATAATTTTCCTCTGCCATACCAATAACACCATTTTCTTCGGTTACATATTGTTCTACTATGTTAAGAATATTCCAATCCATCCATATATCATCATTCAGAATAAAAAGTTTATCATAAGTTGCTAATTCGGCACCTTTATTCCACGCCGGATTAACATATGTATTTTTTCCTTCTAAAATATGAATTAATTTAGGTAATTCTATTGTTAGGTCATTTGATGTGTTATCTATTAGGATAATTTCTCCAACTAATTCATGTGAACTTAATTCCCTAAGTGTTTGTTGAAATCTATTACATTTCCACATTGTAGGTATAATAACTGAATACATAATTATTTTTTAAAGTAATCTTTTAATTTTTGCATATCGCCTGAACATAATATAGGTGAAATATCGTTTATAACATCATCTGATAAATCCCACCATTTTAATTCTAATAAAAATGCAATATCGTCATCACTAAATCGTTTCTTTCTAACGGAAGCAGGATTGCCAGCAAATATTGTGTATGGTGGTACATCTTTAGTAACAACACTATGTGCACCGATAACTGCACCATCTCCTATTGTAACCCCACTCATAATAACAGCGGATGTTCCTATATAAACATCATTTCCAATTATGATATCACCATTTGTTGATGGATGTCCATCACCATTGAATTTATTAAACGTTGAAGAATGCATATGTCCAAACGGAAATGTAGTGACCCAATCCGTTCTATGATTTTGTCCTAAATATACTTTAATATCACCTGCGATTGAACAAAAACTACCTATTGTAATTTCTGCACCATCCATCACTATATTGATATTATGCTGTCCATATGTATATTTACCAACTTTCATTATTTTCTTTTTAAAATAGTTAAACCATTGTTATTGGTAAATCTTTCATGTAATTCCCAATTAGAATTTGCTTCTAAAAATTCTTCGATAGCTGGCCACAATCCTATTTCATCTACTTTGCCATTATACGATTCACCAATCCACTCAAACGATGTAGTATCGTGAAATATAATATACTTACGTGCTTTATTACCATGTATTTCTAATTCACCCTTTAATTGGTTGTAATTATGTAAAGTATCAATAAAAAGTAAATCGGTTTCTTCTATTTCTAAATCTAATGTATTAGCTATTTTAAATTCAAAATTTGTATCATTTTTAACCATTTCTGCAATTGATTCCCATTGAATACCATTAATATCATATGAAATAAGTTTTTTAGGCTTTCCCATAAGTAATGCATAAGTAGATACCACCCATCTAACACCCATTTCAGTTATATGCTCACATTCTTCTGCATATCTTTTTAAGGTAGGTAAATGTTCATGTATATCAGATGGAATACTACATTTTTCATTGTAAAGTTCTTGTAACATATATTTTATTTTTTTAATTGTATTTTAATCCGAAAAATTCATAGTTTTTATGTACCGATACTTCATCACCTGCACTAATTGCAATGTCCTCATCTTCGTAGATAGCAGAAACAGGACACTCAGGTACACATGCCCCACAATTTATACAAGTATCCGGATTGATATACATTTGTCCACCCGGAAATGCTGCTCTACCATCTCTTTCAATTTCACCACCTGAACCTTCCATATCAATAGGTCCGTGAATACAATCTACCGGGCATGCACTAGCACACGCAGTATCCATACAATCAACACAACTTTTACCAATAATAAAACTCATAATTTGTTTTTTTGTTTTTTATATATGTGATTCATCAAAGATTAATTGTTCTAATCCTTGCTTTTGTCTATAATCGTTTATTGCAGATTTAATAGCATCTTCTGCTAATACTGAACAATGGATTTTAACAGGAGGTAAATTTAATTCCTCTACCAATTCCATATTGTCTAACTTAACTGCATCTTCCAATGTCATACCTTTTAACCATTCTGTTGCTAATGAAGATGCTGCAATAGCACTTCCACATCCAAAGGTTTTGAATTTTGCATCAGTTATGATATTGTCATTTACTTCTATTTGTAATCTCATTACATCACCACATTCCGGTGCTCCTACTAACCCCGTACCCACATTGGATTTTGATTTGTCCAAAGTTCCTACATTTTTTGGGTTTTGGTAATGGTCAATTACCTTTTCTGAATATGCCATAATTTATTTTTTAATATGTTTTTGTTAAATTAGTATTATCTAATTCATCCAAGTGTTGTTTATATAATTTTTTGAAAGTATTGATAGAATTACCGGTATTCATCCAATATTTTACTGCAGATGGGTTATTTATCCATAAATTTTTATTATTCCAATCAAAATTAGGTTCTTCGTAGTACGGAAGTGGTGTGGGTTCTATGTGTTCAGTTTCGGTAATAGGTTCTACTAAATCTTCTTTAGTATCACCATATACCTCATATAATCCCATTTTTTGGTTATTTTCAACCATTTTACCTAAAATATCTTCTCTTTTTTTCTTTTTAACATCGATTAATCCGTTAAATGCAATAATTAGAGCTACTGCTAACGGGTCAAACACAATTACAATCAAAAATATGAAGAATTTTACAACATTTTTCAATTCCATACCAAATGCTTCAGCTACAAATCGAAACCCACCCACTTCTTTCTCTAAATCTAAGTTTTTTATCTTAATTTTATTAATTTCATCGTTGTTTTTAGCATTATCGTCTTGTAAACTACTAATTTTTTTGTTAATTGTACCAACTTGTCTATCTTTACTATCAATTGAACGTAAAAGACGAGAATTTACCTTACCTTTATCTAAAATTGTGTTTTGTGTTGAGGATAATTGACCTAATTGAGTGTTTAATTGAGTAATTTGCGCATCGTTAGTAGTTATTTTAGTAGAATACACCGCAATCTCTCTATCTACTTGTTGTAATTTTAAGTTCTGCTGTTGGAATGCGTTTGATAGGTAACCAAATATACCAGCTGATGTAATTAGCATCAATACTGCCACTGCTGACACCAAATACCACTTATTAAACCCAGTTATCTCATCCCATTTTTGTTTAAGATAGGTTGCAGCTACTAATTTAGCAAATTCTAATGAACCTGCCATTACCATAACAGATAAAGCTGCTCCACTAAATAGAACACCCAATCCAGTTATAGAAAAGAATGCTGCACAACCAGCTATGATTAATGCAGATATCCCTACCAACCATTTTAACCAATTCATTATCCCTCTCTTTCTAAATCAATTAAATCATTAACCTTGCCTAATGCAAACAATACTTCATCAAACATTTTTACTGCATCTATGTTTGTGATTTGTTTACTACCTTCTGCTGCTTGTTTTAAGAAGTTTGTTCTAATTTCAATTTGCTCTAAGCTTTTTCTGATTTGTTCTTTGTATCTCATATACTTTATTTTTTATAAATATTTGTTGTTTAGAAATCCAACTATTGCTTCGGCCCATATTCTATGTGCCTTAAATCCTGGATGCCCATCTGTTGTAATATCTGCACCAATTTCATTACAAATTTGTGTTTTTGTTTCACCTGACATATGAACTATATTGTTGTAATAATCACTACCAATTTTTAATTTTAAAATATGCTCATTATTAAATGCAGGATAATCATATTGTAAATTTAAATGATATTCGGTATAGCTTGTATCGCCGGTAAAGTAAAATTCTATATTATGCATTAACATAAAGTTGGCTAATCCAAATAATGAATATGCAACCTGTTTTTCTTTAAATTCCGGGTGTATAAATTCTTCTGAATATTCTTTTATTATTTTACGAAGTTTGTTTCTATATTCTTCATCTAATTGTGGTCCATATATCCAATTTAATACTACCTGTGTATCATTTATTTTTCCTCTATCTCCATATTCAACATTACCAACTAAAGGTTTAAATTCTTTATTTGAAAATAAATCTAATCTAGATACTGATCCGGGTAATTCTAAAATGAATATTGTTTTTTTAACTATATCTAATCTATTCTTAAAAATATATTCCCACGTCTTTCGTATAACTCGCTCCGTACCACTACCACTTTTAGCTTCATTTATAACTTTAAAATTTGGTAATAAATTTTGAACTATGGTAGGATAACAAACTTCCTTTTCATTTTTATATTCAAAGTCATATTGTTCTTTATATGCTTTATGAATATGGCGTCTTCCTGCTTCAAATCCACCCCCTTCGGTGAACGAACATCCATTAAAATATATTGTATCGTAATTACTTAAATTCATCTAACTAAAAAATTCTGCTAATTTGGTTTCTTGTTCTAATTCATCGGGTGAGCAATACTTAGGGATTTCATAATCTCCTGGCTTTCTGAAAACTAAAAGATACTCATGTACCTTTGATGTGTAACGTTTTGCCGCGGTTTTACCTATTTGTAATGCTGCGAATGGTGAAATATTTTCTAGTATAACTATATCGTGCTGATTAAATCCGTGCTTTTTAAAAGAATTGATAACATCACCATGAAAGTTTTGAAATGAACCACCGGTCCTTAAATCACCAACAACCCAACACGCAAATGCTCCACTTTTTAGGACTCTATAACAATTAGAAATACAAACATCAATCTTACTCATAAATGATTCGTATTTATTCTCATCACTTAATTGACCAGGAACTGATTCGTATCTTTCTAAGTTAAAGTAAGGTGGACACGTAAATATTAAATCTGCACTCTTATCTGAAACTTCTTCCATTGCTAATCCATCACTATTAATAATATGTGGATGAACATTATGTGCTTCAAAATGATTGTGTACTCTTTCGTATGTTTTAGGTGAAATTTCAAATCCAGTATAATCTCTACCTAATTTAGTTGCAACAAATCCTCTCGTAACTCTACCGGCAAACGGGTCTACTACCTTACTACCCTTCATACTCCAAAACTTATAAACTTGTTCAGCTAAGCCGGCGTGAAATTCAGAGAATGTATAACCAGGTAAATATTCGGATGTGTCACTACGTCGTTGTTCATCTAAACCATCATTTAAATAGGCATCGTGCCATTTTAGCTTCGATTCTTTGGTAGGTCTATTAATTGATAGGGGTAAGAATCCAAATTGGTCTACAACCTTTATATCGGTTCTAAGAGGTAATATTTGTGAGTATTCAGTCATTATAATTCGGTGGTGTTTATAAAATTAATAATTCCATCTGCCCATTCTCTGTGTGCAAATAATCCAGGATGGTCATCTGTACTATTTTTTATATCATTTGAAATTTTTTTGTTAGTATCATTACTATATTTTAGTATACTATCATATTCTTTTTCAGCTATATTTACATACAAAATATTTTTTTCAATATTTGGAAATAAACCATAATCTACAAAATCAAGTTGTCCTGATAGTAAGAATGGTATATTATTTAATTTAAAGAATGAAATTAATCCAGATAAAGAATTTTTTGAATTTTTTATTTGTTGAATAGGATTTACACAATCTATATACCAATTTGTTATTGAATTTGTTATTTGTGTAAAATAGGTATCACTTAAAGTTGGCGGGACTAAATAATTTTCAGTTACAAATATATTAAAATCATTATAATTTTTATCATGTGATACATTACAAATTAAATGAGTATTTAATTTATTTGAATAAATATCTAACCTATTATATGCATTTGGCATTTCTAAAATAAATAAAGTTTTTTTTAATTTGTAAATAGGTTGTGTTGGTATATACTCCCATATTTTTCTAATAATTCTGTCAAAACCACCACCACACGCTGCATCATTTATTATTTCTACTTTTGCTTTTTTTCCTACTAAAGCTGGATAACACACATCACGTTCTCTATTTCCATTAAACTTAATTTTATACTCATCTCTATATGCATTTAGAACAGACTCGTTCAAACCACCACCTTCGGTAAAAGAACTACCTGTAAAATAAATTGTATTTA